CAGGACGCGGGGCACGGTGGCGGCCTTGCCGTGCACGCTGGGCGCGGCGATTGATAACAAGGGCGTGATGATTCGTAGCACGGGGAATGTTGGCAACGGCGGCGGTGTGGGGCTGGAGGCGGGGGAGCTTGGCGTGGTGGGTAACGCTGTTGAGGCCGCCCTGGTGCGCATACGCCAGCCGGAGGTTGCAGGTGGGCACGGCAAGGTGGGCATTGAGCTGTCGAAGCTGGCCCGTGTGCGGTACCTTTCTGACCCTATGCCCTTGGTTGAACATCAGATGAAGCGCATGGCGTGGCGCTCCCCTGAGACCCACCGCAGTAAGCTGCATCAGTTGCATGTGCTGCTGGAGCCGCTGTTGTTCAAAGAACTGCCTTGGTTGAAGCGCGCGGCGTGAAATAGTTATGACCATTCGTCGGGCGTGTTTTGGCGCGAAACCATGCTCAACACACCTTGCACACACCGCCCACACAATACGCCGGAAATGGCGTTAATTGGCCCTTTACGCCATTGGGGGTTGAGGGTAAAAAGACAGCTACGTTGTATAGGTGCGTCAGCCAAGGCCACCTTTAAGCTGTGTTTCCCCTGCTGGACTGGCTGCCAGCAACCCCGAGCCCCACACATGAGAATGTTGTGGGGCTTTTCTATTTCTGGCCTCTGCGCATGCAGGGGTTGCCCTGCGCCGGAGGCCGCATGTCTGATCCGAATAACGTGGTAGTCGAGACAGCTAAGGCGGTGGCTGAAATGCCCTTCTGGATGGTTGTTGTGTTGGCTATGTCTTCGGCGCTTACGGGCGAAATGATGCGGGCATCCACTTTAACTGGCTTGAGCTGGCAGCAAATACTGGCACGCATCCTTATGCGCTTTGGTGCTGCGGGCCTGGTGGGTATCGCGGTGTTCATGCTGGCCTATGCCTATTCCACTCATCCCTATGTTGCTGCGGCGTTGTGTATCTTCTCGGCAATGATAGGCGGGGATCTAGCAAGCAGCCTGTTTGAACGCTGGGCAGCCAAGCGGCTGGGGGTTTGTGATGTGCCACAACAGCCAAGGCAGAGTGCTGATGAGTGAACCGCAAGGCTGAGGCGCGGTAATGTTCAAGATTACGAATAAGGGATTGCAGCTTCAAGCCAAGCGCTATGAACGGCTGCATGGCAAGGATATCCCCGAAGCATCGATTGATGCCGTGAACTGGACAGCCTATGACTTGCGCCCGGTACTGCAGGACGAGATCAAGACATCGTTTGATCGGCCTACTCGTTACACCATCGATAGCATTGAGGTGATCAAGGCCACGTTGAATCGGGCATCAGCAACTGTTCGCCTGAAAGACTACTCATCCAAGGGCGCGCCTGCTGCTATCTGGTTAGCCCCGCAAGTGTTCGGCGGTGAACGTAGGGATAAGCGCAGCGAGAAGCTGTTGCGCGATCGCGGGATTTTGCCGGCGGGAATGTACGTTGCACCTGGTGCAGGTATGAAGCTGGATTCGATGGGCAACGTGGGGCGCGGCCAGATGCAGAAGATCCTGTCTGGTCTGGGTGCGCAGTTCGATGTGTATCAGCGCAGCACCAACAGCAAACGCAGCATAGGCAATCGCAAACGGTTCTTTGTTATGACCAAGGGTAAGGACCGCTTGGGTATTGCCGAGAGATTTGGAAAGCAACGCGAGCAGGTACGCTTGGTGCTGGCTTTTATCCGCAAGCCCTCGTACACGCAGCGGTTCGACTTCTACGGAATCTCAGAGCAGTACGCTGCAGAACATCTGCCTATCAACTTTGATCGCGCGCTGTTGCGCCGCATCGGGGGGGCAGGTCGCCGAGCTGCTTGATGCGCCTCTTCGATGCGGCGGGGGACCCTAGAGGAAACGGTCCGATTGAGGGTAATTCGAACCCCGCTTGTTTTTTAGCGGGGGGGATTTGAAGTTAGTTAACAGGGGTTAATTCTGTGCTGTCCGGTTAACTGTTCGATTCAGGGTTAACAGGTGCCCACCATGACGGAAATGCTCAAGTCGGAATATGCCGACAGCCGAGGCTGGTCCCGCCCTTACGTTTCCAAGTTGGCCCGCGAAAAGCGGCTCGTATTGAGTGCTGACGGCAAGCGGGTGGACGCCGAGGCTACTGATGCGCTGCTCGCTGAGACGGCTGACCCTAGCAAATCTGGTGTGGCACAGCGGCACCAAAAGGACCGGGTTGATAAGCATGTAGTTGAGCTGGTTAAACCTGGCGCGCCTGCTAGTGAGGCTGCTGCGGCACTAAAGGCACCGCGCACCCCGACTGACGCTGGGCACAATTTCCAAAACTCCCGCGCTAAGCGAGAGCACTACCTGGCAGGGCTGGCTGAAGACGAATATTTGCGAACCCATGGTGAGCTTGCCCTGGTAGCTGACATTCGCCGCGCGGGATATTCCACGGCCCGCATGCTGCGCGATCTGCTGCTGGGAATGCCCCGGCAGATTGCCGCTGAACTCGCTGCCATAGACGACGCATGGGAGCTGGAACGCAAGCTGACTGAGGAGCTACGCCGGGTGCTTGCTGACGCCGAGCGCATAAGTTCAGCCGACCTTGAGAACGCAATCAAACCGACGAATTGACCCCTATGCAAAACACTTACGCTGACGGTGGTGCTGAGTACTGCGCAGCGTTCGTGGAAGGTTTGCGGCCTGATCCAGAGTTATGGATCGATGAGTGGGCCGATGATTACATGGTTATACCGCGCGAAGCTGGTGCGGCAGAGCCGGGGCCGTACCGTACCAATCGCACGCCCTACGCCCGCGAGCCGATGCGGTGTCTATCGCCAATGCATCCAGCAAAGCGAGTAGTGACCAAAGTCGCCTCGCAGCTGATGAAAACGCAAATCGCCCTGAACTGGATCGGCGGCTGCATGCACATGGCGCCGGCCAATATTCTGGCTTTGATGCCGACCGGCAACTTGGCCAAGCGTTTGTCTAGCCGCGTTTCTAAAACGATAGATGCGGTACCGGTACTGACTCAGCGGGTAGCTGCGGTTAAATCGCGCGACTCGCGTAACACGATTGATACCAAGGAATTTCAGGGCGGTACGCTTCACATAGCAACTGCCGGCTCAGCATCAAACCTTGCTGAGCTCTCGGCCCGTTTCATCTATGGCGATGAGATAGACCGTTGGGACGTTGACGTTGATGACGAAGGCGACCCCATTGATCTGGCCGAGAACCGTGGCTCCACTTTTGGTCGCAACGCCAAGTTCTACTATTCAAGCTCGCCCACCATCAAAGACGCCTCGCGCGTCGATGATTTGTTCATGCAGGGCGATCAGCGCCACTACTACGTGCCATGCCCCCACTGTAAACAGAAGCAAGTGCTGTTGTGGGAGAACCTCAAGTACGACGAGGACTACAGTCGAGTTGATTACCTCTGCAGCCAAGCCGGTTGCGGGGCACTGATCGAAGAGCACCACAAAAAGTGGATGCTCGAAAATGGTGAATGGCGCGCGCACGCAGAAGGTGACGGCGAGACTGTCAGCTTTACGCTCAATGCCCTTAATGCACCTTTGGGTTGGGTCAGTTGGGCCGACCTGGCAAAGCAGTACGACAAAGCCAAAAAGGCGCTGGATCGCGGCGACCCAGAGCCCATGCAGGTGTTTTTCAACACCCGTTTGGCTCTGATGTGGGATGCGGCCATTGCTGGCACCAAAGCCAGCGAACTGCAAGAGCGCGCCGAAGACTACCGCCTTGGCAGCGTACCGCGTGACGCGCTCGCCCTGGTGTGCTCAGTAGACGTACAGGGTGACCGCTTTGAAAAGCTGGTGCTCGGTATCGGCGAAGGTATGGAACGCTGGGTTGTTGACCATGAGGTGATCGTCACTGATCCCTCGGTTGAATCCAGTTGGCAGCTGCTCGATGAACGGCTGAAGCGTCGGTACCGCAATGAGTACGGAGTAGACATGGCTATATTGGCCACTGCCATCGACTCTGGAGGCCACCACACCGACGAGGTTTATCAGTTCTGTCGCTTACGCCGTTGGCGCAATGTATTCGCCATCAAGGGTTCAAGCAGGCCCGGCAGGCCAGTGATCGCGCAGCGGCCATCCAAAGTAGACGTTACCTGGAAGGGCACAGTCTACAAAGAAGGTGTTGAACTTTGGTTCGTGGGTACCGATACAGCCAAAGACTGGATCTACAACCGGTATCACCTGGTTGCGGGCCCTGGTGCACTGCACTTTAGCCTTGATTTGCCCGAAGAGTTCTACAAGCAGATTGTGGCGGAGCGCCGCCTGGCTCGATATGTGAAAGGTCATAAACGGATTGATTGGGTCAAGGGCAAGAGCGAGCGCAACGAAGGCTTGGACCTGCTGGTGTACTGCCTCGCAATGGCGCACTACCTAGGCCTGAATCGGTATAGCGAGAAAGACTGGGAGGCTTTGCGCATGCGCTTGTGCCAGACCAGCCTGTTTGAGCCAGCCAACGCTGAGCAAACAGCAACAGCCGATGATGATCACCCTGAAAAAGGCCCATGGCCGAATCCAGCAGGCGAGCAATCCCAGCCATCGCCGCAACCGGCCAAGGCGAAGCCAAAACCACAACCAAAGCCCGCCCCGGCCAACTCCATGCGGAGGTTTGGCCGTAGTGGATACCTGAGCAGGCGATAACTATGGCATTTGAACAAGCCGATCTGGACAGGATCGAGCGCGCCATCGCGCGTGGTGAGCGGTCCGTGCGTTACTCGGACGGGCGCTCGGTTGAATACCGGGACATTGAAGACCTCATGAAAGCGCGCAACGAGATAGCCCGGGCGCTGCTCCCCAGCAACGTACCACGGCGCAGGTCTTACCTGCTTTATCACAAGGGCAAAGGTATCGCGTAATGGACCGAGTCAAGACCAAGCCCGGCAGGCTGAACGCCAAAAACAGCGCGTATGAAGGGGCTGGGCAAGGTCGGCGCACTCAAGGCTGGGACGCGCCAGACGGCTCCGTTAATACGCTAGCCATCCCCCAGATACGCACCCTGCGCAATCGATCGCGCGCCGCAGAACGCAACGATGGCTACGCGCTCAGCATCATTGAGAAGCGCGTCAGCAATCTGATTGGTACCGGCATTTGCCCACGACCGCAGATTGACGACGCCGTGTTGCGTTCGGCCATGAACCTGCTCTGGGAAGACTGGGTAGATGAGGCAGATGCTGACGGCCTCACGGACCATTACGGCCAGCAAGCGCTGGTAGCGCGCATGGTCGAGCGCGACGGCGAGTGCTTCGTACGCCTTCGCCCGCGCCGGCCAGAAGACGGCCTCGCGGTACCGCTGCAAGTGCAGTTGCTGGTAGCAGACTTTGTACCGCTTGAGAAAAATGAACGGGCCCGCAACGGCAATCTGATCAAAGCAGGCATTGAGTTCAATGCCATTGGCCAGAAGGTCGCGTATTGGATGTACCGGCAGCATCCCGGTTCATTCAATGTGATGGGCACTGCTAACCAGCTGGTAAGAGTGCCCGCAAGTGAAGTGCTGCATATCTTTGAGCCGGTAGAGCCAGGCCAAGTGCGCGGTATCCCCCGGCTGGCTGCCGTACTTAACCGGCTGCGCTCGCTCGGCAACTATGACGACGCCGTGCTGTTTCGCCAGGAAGTGGCCAACCTCTTTGCGGGCTTCATTAAAAAGGTTGCCCCAGATGGCCCCCCGGTGCTCGACCCAATCACCGGACAGCCCGTAGAGCGTGACCGCTCTGGCGATCCGGTAATAGGCCTTGAGCCTGGCACCATGAACGAGCTGTATGACGGCGAAGAGGTGCAGTTCTCCGACCCACCCGATGCTGGCAGCACTTACAAAGACTTCATGCGCCAACAACTGCAAGCTGCTGCAGAAGGGGCGGGCATACCGTACCCACTGTTAAGCGGCGATATGAGTGGTCTGAACGACCGCTTGCTGCGCGTCATCATCAACGAGTTTCGGCGCCGCATAGAACAGCTGCAGTTTGGCGTGTACGTGCACCAGTTCTGCCGCCCAATCCGGGCCGCTTGGCTGGATATGGCCTATCTGAGTGGCGCCCTTGTGCTGTCAGATTATGTGCAACGCCGGCGCGATTACCTGCGCACCCGTTGGATTCCGCAAGGCCATGCCTACATGCACCCTGTACAGGATGTGCAAGGCAAGCTGTTTGAGATTGGCGGCGGGTTAGCCAGTCGCAGCGAACATGCGCTGCGCACTGGTTACGACGCCGAAGTGATCGATAACGAAAACGCTCAGGACAACGCCCGCGCAAAGAGCCTTGGCCTGGAATACAAAGCCTCCACTGCTGCCGTTGATAACGACGACAGCCCACCACCCGGGAATGAAAGCCAATGAAGACAATGAATCAACACGTGATCGCCTTGGCCCTGGCCACGCTGGCCGTGCTGCCCTGGCGCGTATTCAACCGCAGCGGCGGGGCAGGGCAAGACGATGAGCACTGGTACCGCATCGACAACAACTTAGCAGACGCTGGCAAGCCCATTGAAGTGCTGGTGTACGGCGAGATTGGCGGCTGGGGCATCACTGCCGAACAGTTCTTTCGTGACCTTGCCGCAGTGGATGACGGCGTTCGCCAGATTCACATTGGCTTCAATAGCAACGGCGGCGACATCAGCGATGGCTTTGCCATGCACAACGGCCTTAGCAGGCTGGGCGAGCGGTGCGTGGGCCGTATTGACGGCTTCGCATTGAGCGCAGCGGGCATTGCCGTGACCGGCTGCCACAAAGTGTGGATGGCGGATAATGCCATGTTCATGATGCACAACCCTTGGACCTGGACTGGCGGCGACAGCGGCGTGTTCCGCAAGATGGCCGATGTGCTCGACCAACTGGTGAACGGCATTATAGCCAGCTTCAAGCACCGCCCCATCACGGTGGATGATGAAGAGCTGCGCCGCATGATCAATGCCGAAACATGGCTCACGGCAGAAGAGGCCAAAGCCATTGGTCTGGTGGATGAAATCCTTACCGGCGCCAAGCCCGTGAATAACCACGGCGATACGCGCATCTTCAACCGCTACCAGAATATTCCTGCTGCGGTAAAAGCAGAAATTGAAGAGGTGCCCGATCTTGATCCTGAGCCTGACCCTGACCCTGGTCCCGAACCGGACCCGGTGCCGAATGATCCGCCGGACTTAGACTCGGAACCAGCACAGCTGGCCGCAGCATTGGCTGTAGAGGTAATCGAAGCCTGCACAAAAGAGGGCATCGGCAATCTTGCTCAGCACATCATCAAAGCTAGCGGGCTGAAGAGCCAGGCTGATGTGCACAGCGCTATCGCCAAGGCAAAGGACATTCGCGCGCAGTGTGTTGCCGCACGCATTCCTGAGAAGGCTGGCGAGTTTATCAGTATGGGCCTCACCCCAGACCAAGCCCGCGCGCGGCTCTTTGATGCGCTAGTGGGTAAGGGTTTTGGCGAGATCGACAACAAACCCCCTACACAAGACCCGGCCCCACCGGCCAATAACCGAGCAGTAAACCCTGGCGATATTTATGCCAAACGTAAAACCAACGCAGCGAAAGGAGCAGCGTAAATGCAACCGATCAAAACAGAAGGCGTACATGCCGCCGAGTTCCTCCTTTCGGAGGCCACTGGTTCGCGCAGCCGTGAAGAAGGCGTGCTGGCCGCTACTACCGTAGACCTGCCTGCTGGTCAGATACTGGGCGTGGTAACGGCCGACTCAACCTATGCCCCGTTCGACCCCGATGCTGAAGATGGCACCGAGACCGCAGCGGCCATTCTCTTCAACCCCAAGCCCATCAGCGATGAAGAACAGCTCGCCACTATCGTGGTGCGTGATGCCGAGGTGATCGATACCCGCCTCACTGGGCTCGATGCCGCCGCTGAAGCCAGCCTGCTGGCTCTGGGCATTGTAGTGCGCGTTGGCACCCCCTAACCCTCAACTGCTGTAACAACCCCATTCAAAGCCTCGCCTAGCGGGGCTTTCGCATTTCAGGAGCACTACAAATGGCTGATATTAATATCTTTGAGGACGAAGCCTTCAGCGTCCCCAACCTGGTTGCCACCATCAACGAAGAGCAGCGCGTGCCGGGCCGTATCGCCGAGCTGGGCCTTTTTGATGAAGAAGGCAGCATGACTACTACCGTCGAGATCGAGAAAGACGGCGACACTCTGCACTTGGTGCCTGCTGCTGATCGCGGTGCGCCTGGGTTGGTGGTAACGGGCAGCAAGCGGAACCTGATTCCGTTCAATACCATTCACCTGCCGCAAACCTTCACCATCATGGCGGATTCTATTCAAGGCATTCGTGCCTACGGTAGCCGCACGGAGCTGCAGGCCGTGCAGGATGTAGTCAATGCTCGTTTGATGAAGGCGCGGCGCGGGCTTGATGCCACCCACGAGTTTCAGCGAATTGGTGCCATCAAAGGCATCATTGTTGATGCGGACGGTACCAGCGTTTTGCTTGATCTGTTCGCACGTTTTGGCATCGTGCAGCAAACATTGGCCATGGAATTCGGCACGGTCGATACCAGCGTCAAAGCGGGTGATGCGCTGGATATGCAAGAAGACGCGCTGGGTAACACCACCGTAAACGGCGCTCGCGCCTTCTGTGGCAAAACCTTTTGGGCCAAGTTAATTGGCGATGACTCGGTACGTGAAACCTATCTGGCGACCGAGGCTTCCGCAGCATTGCGCGGCGATCGCCGCCAAGCGTTCGAGTTCGGCGGCATTACTTGGGAGCGCTATCGTGGCCACGTAAATGGCGATCGCTTTGTCGGCGATAACGAAGCCTACCTGGTGCCGGAGGGCGTACCTGATTTGTTCATGTCCGTCTTTGCTCCGGCCAATTACATGGAAACGGTTAATACGCTGGGCGTGCCTTACTACGGCAAGCTGGAGCCACTGCCATTCAACAAAGGCATTGCCGGTGAAGCGCAGAGTAACCCGCTGCATATCTGCACCCGCCCGCGCGCCATCATCAAGCTGACCAGCTAAGGCTACCGCCATGAGCAGCCCCTTCGATGATGCCTTTGCCGCAGCAGACGACATTCTGTTTGACGTTTTCGGTGAGCAAGATCCGGCGCAGTACTTTGCGCCGGGTGCTGCCACTGCGCAACCAGTGAACGCAGTGCTGCACCGCAATATGGGCATGGTGGGCGCAGATGGCATGTTCATGGTGGTGCAGCACGCAGCAGACCTGCGGCTAAGCCAGGTGGCTAAGCCCGTTCGTGGAGCGGTACTGGTGATCGACTGCCAGCGCTACGTGCTGGAAGACGCCGTATACACAGACGCTCTTATTCAACGTTTCTCACTCAACCCGCAGGCCTGACCATGCAACCCAACATTCTCACCTTGGGCCGCAAGGCATTGATTGCGCGGCTGAGTGAAATAACCCAAGCCAACGGCTACCGCACTAATGCTGGCCTGAACGTACGCAGCGGCTGGTTTAACGAAGTACTGCAAGAAAGCGGCCTCAGTTGGCCGCTCATTGTGGTGCAAAAAGCCAGGGACAAAGATCCGCTCGCAAGAGCGCAAGGCCTGCGCAAGCACACAGGCTTCAAGGTAGTCGCTGGCAATCAGGCAGGGCTGGATGACTACGAAGACGCGCTCGATGACCTTGAGCTCGACCTTATCGAATGCCTTATGCCCACCGAGGGCGTGCCCCTGGACTGGACGCCAGCCGGCATCCCTCAGCTTTCTCTCGGCGCAAGTGAACAAGTACCCCCCGGCGATGGCCTGGCCGCCGCCACCGTGGTGCTGCCCGTGTATCTCTTCACCTTTATTGAAACCCGTTTATCGAGGTAACTCCCATGAGTAAAACCCTAACAAAGGGTGCCGAGCGTAAAGATTACAAGCTCAGCGCTGCGCACACCCATGGCGGCAAGGATTACGCCGCCGGCGAAACTGTCTCGCTGACCGCACGGCAGGCTGCATTTATCAAACACAAGCTGGTCGGGCAAGACAGCAAAACCGCAACCCCAGCCGAGGCAGCAGCCCCGGCCGTGCAGGAGGGCTAAGCCATGCCATGGGTAAAAGAAACAGCCGTTATTGGCGGCATGACCAAAATTCGCAAAGCTGGCAGCGGTCTACCGTTCACCCCAATCGGCCTTTGCTCCACTGTGCAGCAAACGCACGAAACCAATGAACTGCGTCTTGAAGACACTACTCAGCCATTGGGCGGCACTTACGACAAGCTGGAAAAGATCACGCAGATGGGCATCCAGCTCAACATGCGCGAGATATTCAGTCGTAACTTGGCGCTACAGATTTACGGCACCGTATACGATGTGCCGAGCACATCCGTAACCGGTGAGACACACATCGCTGAGGTTGGCGGTACCTGCAAGCTCGACAAAATGCCCCTCACTATTGAGTCGGTGGTTGATGCTGAAACAGGTGCAATCGAATATGTAGAAGACGTCGACTGGATGCTTACCGGTGCAGGCTTTGAGGTGCTCGCTGGTGGCGCCCTCGCAACCGCTATTGCGGGCGCGGAAGAGGGTGAAGCGTTCAGCGTAGAAGTGGATTACACCTGCGCCGACTACGACGAGATCGAAGCCATCACTGATTCTGGTCAAGAGTGGGAGATCATGTTTGAAGGCGCCAACGCAGTAGGCACCAAAGGCAAGATCAACGCCTTCTACTGGCGCGTCCGCTTTGGCCTGGCTGAAAGCATGGACTTCATCAGTGTGGAAGACTTCATGGGGCAGACTGTGACGGCTGAGGTGCTTGCTGACTCAGGCCGTGGCGCTGGTCGTAGTGCATACATGAAGATCAACAAGCAGAAGAACGTGCCGGTTGCTGCATAAGCTGGCTTAGCCCATGGAAGGGCATTGCTTCAAAGCTGCATTTCAAAGCGCTTGGCCATGTAATCGAGGGCCTCTTGCTCTGTAGCTGTTACTGTTTTTTGGGTGTTAACGATGGTTTGGCTGGCCTTGATTAGCTTGCGCATGATGCTTTGGTCACCGCGCTTGTGAACTTTGCCTACCGCAACTTTGAATGTGCGCAGGCTGGGTACGTCAATGTTGTTGAGGGTCTTGTTCACCATATCGTCAGTCAGACGGGGGTCATGCGTGAACACCTTGCAGGCCGCAACGATGACCTTGCGCTCTGCTGCGCGCAGTGAACCGTCGGCCTTGGCAACGTAGAGCAAAACCTGAAGCACCTCGTAGTTCTCTTCACAGAGCCTGTCTAGCGTATAACGCGGCAACTTTGTGTAGGCAGCCATTAGATGGCTGCCAAGGTCAGTAATGATTTCGCCGGTATCGACGTCCATGCATGAGATAATGCGCTTGCACAGGAAGGTTCTGTACCGATCGCGCAGATGGCATAACCCGAAGAGCTCGTACGGATCAAACTCGGTAACGGAAACGCCGCGTTGAGTTATCGAACCTTGCCCGCTCTCGTAGTTGATGGTTAGGGTGGCGATAGTGTTTTCTGGTTTATTGTTCATGCCTGCTCCTTGGCTTGTCGAATACCGAGAATAGATGTGAGCCCCTAGGTTGGCAATCTGGTTGTGAGTCTGTGCTAAATTCCCTCTTAAAGACCATCAGGGAGGAATGCGTTATGCAATGCCCGGCTTGCAGGTATGAACCGGCGGAAGGTGAGGGTGACGGTGTTAGCTGCCCAAGCTGCCAAGTGTTTTATCACAAGGTTCTGGCGCGGCAGCTGGAGGAAGCAAGAAAGCCGGTAGCCCAGCGAAAAGCTACAGCGATGAAGCGGAAGCAGCCTCCGGGGCCAGCTTGGCTGAGACTGCTAAAACTGTTCGCGTTCAGCGTACTGATGCTTGTCTTTTTGTTCGGTTTGGTCACTTGTGTGATGCGTGACACGCCAAGTTCGGTTTCCCAAACGAATGAATTAGATAGCAAAATAGCAGGCAGGGACAACGTGTTGAATAGGCTCCGCGACCCTGATTCAGCTGTTTTTGCCGGTGAAAGGCTAGGTGAAAATGGTGTGCTATGTGGGCAGGTGAACGCCAAAAATGGCTTTGGTGGTTTTACAGGTCAAAAGCGGTTTATATCGAGCGGTTCTGGCGCGCTCATCGAAGGCGATATTGACCTGGTTTCTTTTGCCGCAGCTTGGCAAAAGGCATGCGATTAGTACTTAACCTTCCCTCATTTCTAAACCCCGCTCCTGCGGGGTTTTTCAATTCTGGTACCGGAGTAACTCATGGTTCATGAAACCAACAGCTGTGAGCTGCAAGTCGGCTCGCAGAGCGTAACTGTGCGCGAAATGACAGTGCAGCAGGTGCGCACGTTTCTGCAGAACGCAGCCAAGGGCGACCCTGTGGATACGGTAGACGCCCTCATTCTGGGCGACTGTGAGCTGAGCACCTTGCGCAGCATGTGCACGCTGACCGAAGAGCAGATCGATGTACTGAAGCCTTCCGAGCTGGAAGCCGTGAAAGCCAAGTGCAAGGAGCTCAACCCGCATTTTTTCGCACTGCTGGCCAAGCTGACGGACATGGCGAAAGTCCATCTCGCCAACTGAGTAATCTGGATAGCGTGGTCAGCTCCCTTATTCGCCTTGGGCATGCCAATGCTCTGAACTATCCCTGGTCGTTTTTTCAGGCCGCCATCAAGAGCGCTAACGCAAAATGACTGACGTCGAACTCAAGCTCACGGCTGATACCCGCGATGCCGAGCGGGGCATTGCGGGCTTTAGCAAGCAATACGCGGCATTGATCCGTGAGCTCTCCAAGCCGCTGGGGCGCGTGAATGCATTCCGCGATTTGGAAACCTCGCTAGAGCAGACCAGCCGCCAGTCGCAGCAGGCGCGTGAGCGGGTGCGCGAGCTCGGTAACGAGATGGCCCGCACTGAGACGCCGACCAAACAGCTGACTGCCAGCTATGCCGACTCGATAAAAGAGCTGCGCCGCCTAGAGCAACAAGAGAAGGCCCAAACCACTCAGCTTTCGCGTATGCGTTCCGAGCTGAAAGGCGCGGGGATCGATACCAAGAATCTGGCGGGCGAGCAGGCACGTTTGCAGCGTGAGCTGGCCACCAGCATGGGCCGCAGTGAACGCTCTGGCGCTATTGATACGGCACGCCAAAACCTGGGGTTGGCCGCTTACGGTGAGGCGCAAGCTAAAGTAGGCGAGCTACAACGTGACCTGCAATTGCTGCAGAGCACTGGCAAGCTGACTGCGGGTGAGCTGGCCATTGTGGGTGGCACCATCAGCAGCGCAATGACAGCGGCGCGTGCAGGTGTGGCGCAAACCAATGCAGAGACTCTGACTTGGACGGAAAGCCTGCGCAATGTGCGTGGTGAGCTGTTGGCGGGCGGCATTGCTTTTGGTGCAATCGGGCTGGCTGGTAAGCGATCGTTTGACCAGTACTCCGGCTTTAGTCAGCGCATGGCTGAGATTGGCACTATTACCAATGAAAGCCAATTCGAGATGAGCGAGCTAGCGATCGCCGTGCGGCAGGTTTCACGCGATATGGGTGAAGCGGCGAGCGGCGGTGCGGCTGCGTTGTACGACATTATCTCCTCAGGTGTTGAGGCGGGTAATAGCGTGCAAGTACTTGAGCAAGCCGGCAAGGCTGCGGTGGCCGGGCTGACCGACACACAGACCGCCGCCAAGTTGGGGCTGTCTGTCATCAACGCGTATGGCGAAGGCGTCGATAAGCTAGAGACCCGTTACGATCAGTTGTTTCTGACTGTCAAAAACGGCGTGACTACTTTCCCTGAGCTGGCCAGCTCTATCGGCCAGGCGCTGCCCACGGCGGCAGCGGCAGACGTGAGCTTTGGCGAGCTGACCGCCTCGCTCGCATTGATGACCAAGCAAGGCATTAGCACCAACATTGCGACCACCTCTTTGCGTAGCGCAATCAACAACCTGGCGGCCCCAGCACCCGAGGCGAAAAAGAACCTTGAAGCTATGGGTATCACCTGGAATGGCTTGTCTGACACGCTTCGCCAGATATCTGAGCAGAACCTGGGCATTGCAGCGCTGCGCCAGATTATCCCTGATACCGAAGCGCGCACAGCAGTACTGGCCCTGACCGGCGATATCGACGGTCTGCTGCAAATGGTTAAGGAGATGGAAGAGGCGGGCGGCACCACACAGGCCGCTTATGAAAAGATGAAAGACACGCCCGAGCAGCAGATCAACCGATTCAGTGCGTCGGTAAACGACCTGCAGATATCGTTTGGTCAGGCGGTTGCGGCAGGCCTGCCGGTGGTGAATTTGATCACCGATATGCTGAACGCCTTTAATGAACTGCCGGAAGCGGTGCGCACTACCATTGCGGGCATCGTAATACTCGGTGCCGGCGGTAAAGCGCTGAGTATTGTGATCAAGGGTTTGCAAGGCCCGTTCTCCTTGTTCATGGGTAACCTGCGTGCCACGCCAGCTCTATCGACTGCGGCAGCGGGCGGTATGGGAACGGTTACTACTGCAGCATCACTGCTTACACGATCGCTCCTGGCTTTAGGCAAGGTAGGTTTAGTGTTCTGGGCGGCGGACACAGTAATCCAGCTTGGTCAGTTGTATCTTGAAATGCAGCGCCTGAATCAGTCTATTGCTGAGCACGAGGCAGAGCTGAAGAAGGTCATTGACCTGAACGCTGGCTATGCAGGTACGCTGGTGCTTTCAGGTACCGAGGTCGACAAGCTGACCGAGATTGAGCGCAACAGCTACATCGCGCGCCTGAAAGCGGCGCAGGACTATTATAAAGCGCTGGCCGAGCAGACAAGCCGTGCCGACCTTGAGCGGGACGGCGCGAGCGCTCCTGTTAGTCCAGAGGTGCTGGATGCTGCACGGCAGGCGCGGGCTTACCGCGATGCGTTGAACGCAGTTCAAACAGAGCTCCAGCGCCGCGAAGACGTTGAGCGCGAGCACGCAGCCACGATTCAGAAGATCCAGCAGGGCGAGCTTGCGTCCATTAAGGCTGAATTGTCGAAGCAACTTAAAGCTTATGACGATGCGGCGAGCGAGTTAGAAAAAAAACTCAAAGCTATCACCAAGTTGCGCGAGGATTCACGCAAGCGCTTCGATGAGCTGGCTAGCAGCTTTAGTCGTCCTGTAAAAACCGGCCCCGCGACCTTTGCAGACGTCACTGACGCCAAAGTTGGCGCCCGCGCTGCATTGGCTGCAGGTGATACAGATAAGGCGTTGGCACAAACTGAGCGCGCTGCCAAAGTGCTTGAAGAGCTACGCGATGCAGGTGCCAATACCTATGGCTTTGCAGGCATTGCCAAAGAGCTGGGGCAGATTGCAGACGAGGCTTTAAAGCTCGATGCCACCAACGCCCAGGCGGCGTTTGATGAGCAAAAAGCCAAGGTCGACCAGCTGGTGCAATCGGCCAAAGCCCTGGAAACCATAAAGGTCGGTTACGCGTCTGACGGCGAATCTGAAGAGCAAACCAAAGCTCGCATACTGGCATTGGCTGCAGAGTGGGCCAAGTACATGCAGGTGCCTGTCACCTACGTGCTACCCGACAAAGTGGATGCAACGCGCGTTGATGCAGCGCTGGGTGCAGGTGCTGTGGCGCCTGGCTTTGCCGGGGGAGGCAAGCTAAGCGGCCCCGGCACAGGCACTAGCGATAGCATTCTGATGTGGGGCTCAAACGGTGAGTTCATGATGCGCAAGCGGGCTGTGGATTATTACGGCTCTGACTTCATGAGCCGGTTAAACCAGATGCGCTTGCCGCGCTACGCAACGGGCGGCGATATCGGGCTAGCTCCATCGCGCAACATGCCCAGCATCCCTCAACTATCACCCAGCCTCGGCGCAAACCAAGGCCCTGGCACACCGTTGCACCTAACGTTGCCAGGCGGCCAAACCTATGAGCTGAGCGGTCCGCAAGATGTGATCGTTGAGCTAGGCAAGGCCGTAAACCTGATGAAACTCAAAGGGAGAAAACGCTAATGGCTGCACCCTTTGTGCTGGGTGGTATTGATGTGCCGCTGCATGCCGGTGCGCCCGATGTGAGCTTTGCCGATGCCGGTGGCTTTACCGACTACACGCTGGGGCAGGGCAAGCCGGTGCGCGCGCGGCACTTCAGTAAGCAGCTGATTACCATCAGCGGTACCGGCTGGATGGCCACCGGGCTAGATGCGCTGGACTTCGACGCAGAGCATTTACTGCTGTGCCCCAAGCCCAAGCGAGTGGCTACCACTGACACGGTGGTGAGCATCACCACCGATGCGCGGCCTGATGTGCCTGTGGCTTGTCACGCCTTGATTGGGCGTGAATGGGTACAAACGCCGGTGGCCATGGATGACCGCGAGGCCACGATCACGCCAGTGGCCGGTGCCAGCCAGTACAGCGTGGTGTGGTACCCCATGTTTACCGTGTTATGCCAGCCGCCAGAAGACGCCAACGCCGGCGGCAGTGTGAGCTGGCAAATCAACGCACGCGAGAGTTAACCCATGCTCAATGCTTACCCGCTCAACAGCGCGCCGCTGAATGGGCTCTCTGGTGGTGCGCTACCGGAAACGGTGGTGCTGCAACCCGGCGACAGCTTTGTGTGGTCAGCGGTCATCAAAGTAGCCGGCGTTGACGTAACCGACCTATGCCAGGGCTACGGCGTTAGTGGTAATGAAGACGGTGATCTGGCGGCTGATTTTGTACTGCAACTTGGGTCAGCCCCGGTAGACCTGCGCGCCTTTACCGGCAAAAGCGTGACCATCGATTACGTGGTGCACGGCGATCCTGTGATTGTTGATCGCCGCTTTACTGGCCAGCTGGTGGAGCCTGAGTTCGATGTGCTCACGCGCCTGCTGAGTTGCAACGCCACCACAAGGCTAGAGGATGACTTTGAAGCCCGCGAGCTGGCTGAGATCGATACCTTTGTGGTCGGCTGGTGGTCGGCTGATGTGTTTGAAGAAACCGCCGGGCGATCGCGCTGGGATTACACGCTGGAGCGCATGAGCACCCGGCCCGCCAGTTTGAACGTGGACCGGCAAGGCAACCCGCGCGTGACCAGCTGGTACCCGCCCGGTGTCGCCTTTGAATTTGCACCAGGTGCGGCCATTTACGAGTCGGTCGACGTAGCGCTGGCGGCGCTGAGCGATACCGTGAACGTGTATGAGCTAGAGGCAGACTACCGCTACAGCCGCTACCGCCAGCGCAACCAAGAATACAGCTGGACCCACCCGCAAGCGCCCTTTGAGCTTTGGCGACAAGACTCTACCGAGCTGCCCGATGTGCCCATGATTGAAGACGCCACCGAGAGCGCCGGGTGGTTTGTGAGCCTTGCCGAATACGACCGCTTGCCCGGTGACCTGCTGGATCTACCCAACCCCTGGAAGAACAAAAACACCGACCTGTTGCTGGTGGCTAACTGGACCGCGAGCAAGCGCTGGGCGCAGCGCGGCGTAGAGCAATACCGCATACGGCTGGAGGTGCCCGAATTCGTGGCGGCTGTAGGTGAAGTAATCGACCGCGCCCGCGTAGTGCTCGACACAGAATCAGACGGCGATAGCCTATGGGAAGGCAGCGGCGGTGATGAGGCGGCAACCGATGAAGAGCTGGCCGAGCTACCCAAGCGAGACCCGGTGCGGCTGGAAGCGGCCTTGCGCTGTGCAATAGAAATTGGCCGCGTAACGATTCTGCAATCACAGCGGGGCAGCCTGGTTACATGGCAGGTGCCGCTGGCTCATGCGCTGGGTGTGGATTTTGGCCAGCGGCTGCGCTTGTTAGAGGGCGTGACCGTGACCGGTACCGTGGCCAGCTTGAGCGAGACAGCCAGCTTTGAAACCGGCGAAGCAGTGCTCACCATCGGCATCGCTGTAAGTCAGGGTGAGGCGAGCGCGGTGAGTGATGTGCTGGCTATCCCCGTGCAGCCGGTGTTTGAAGATGACGCGGTAGACCCACTCGACGGCGTGCTGCCCACGCAGCTGGGCAACCGCTCTGGCGTGCCGGAGTACAACGAAGAGCTACCGGGCTTTGCTGGCAACTACTCGATTGCCGATGGCGACCCCGGCGGGCTCACAAAGTACCCGCGCCGCTTTGCAGTGGATACCCCTGAAATCATTGCCCAATGGCGCGACGAAGTAGCAGCAGAAACCGCCGTTACCTATCGCATAGCGCCGCCTGTAGATCAGCTGGAGATATAAGCATGGGTGCAACCTCGGAGCGCGCCGCCAAACTCAACAGCAACATAACAGCCCGCCGGCAACGCAGCAGCGAACGCCTGCTGCAGAACCTAGCAGACGCCATGCCGCGTGAGCGCAACCAGCCAACGCTGAAGCAAGAGCAAGCCAAGGGCGGCATTCCGGCAGCGCGGGGCGAAGTGCGCCGGGATTACCAACCAGGCAGCCAAACTGGCACTGGCGGCATTGCCGGCCCTCTAACCGAAGAAGACATCACAAAACGCGAGTACTACGACCCTCTTATGAGTAGTGACGGGTTGTTCGCACTACCCCAAATTAAAGTGATGGTGCTCACTGATGCAGATGGCCTTGAAGTAAAAGTGGAGCTCGCAGATCCTGCCCCGCCAGAGGAAGAGCCATGACGCAGCGAATGCTAGTTTGGCCATGGCATGGCCCTGTTGTAGACGGCCAAATAACCCTTAGCGACACAAGCACGCGCGAATACCCGCAACCACCGGATAGCACGTCCGCAGGTGTATACACCGGCCCCGGTGACTGCCACCTTATTGAAGTTCCAGACACGCCAGAGATCACCGAAGCTGAGGAGGCGATTGCTCCTAATGGCGGTGAGTGGTGGGCGGGAAAGGCTCTGATTACCGGACGCACGCTCTACGAAAAACAGATAGACGGGTGGATCTACCAGGCTAGCCCCACCAAGCGCTGGCATGTGCGCCTGAAGGATGTAGTTGTGGGCGCCGATACCACCGTTGGCAAATTTGAGGTGCGCCGCTTTGGCGTGTGGAATGAGCCGCTTTTTCAGGTGACGCAGGGGTTTAGTGTGCCAGTGGGCAAGGCCTCATTTCTGCAGGCCACTGGCGTATTTGCACCGATCATTACAGGGCCGCTGGGAATCTTGCGTCTGCATTCGGTCAGCGCGAGTGGGCAACATGCGGTGCTCGCACTTTATGCCTGGCAGAACGCCAACAGCACCCCCAGCACGGCGCTGGACCGCAAGCCTCGGCCCTATCATTTTTGGCTGGTGAGCGTGACCGGCGATGACGAAGAGTTGGCGCTGACCGTCTCGCACCTTTACGGCCTAACCGACATTCGCGAGACGTTAGAAGCGCCCACTGCCGGCGCTCAACACGTCGTCGCATTTGCCAGGCGGGGGCTTGAGTTGTCGCGCGTGGCAGTGCCGGGCGGTGAGCGAGCCACCTATGCGTTTGAAGTCACCCCTAGATATACACCCAGCAATAGCACCTTATCTTTTCCTGTGCCTAGCGTTGATGGCTCTGATGCCAGTTGGATGTGGGGAGTGCGCTTCGATGGTGAGACGCCGGTACCGCTGCGAGTGCGTTGCGCTTATACCCGCACTGTGGCTGAGCCCGCACTGGAATGGGAGACAGTCAGCCCAATTGTTCGGCTAGAGCGTACCAATGGCACGATTGAAGTTGAAGATCCGGGAGAGGCGCGACTCAACGGCACCGCCGTATCTGAGGTGGTAGCAACAATCACAGGGGAGGGAGGCACCGCTGAATGGGAGCGCACTCACACCCTGCGGACAACCAGCACGGTTACCAATAGCGTCGTCAGCAACCTTTACGCCATAGACGCAAGGGAGACAACGCTGGGCGGGCTCACCATGGCGCAAGTATCGCCGCTGATGGGCATGAATTTTTCTATCTACGGCGCAGGCAACAGGCCGGCTGTTACGGGCCAATCAGGGCCGCCGCCAGGGATTGCCGGCACCGTTCTGGAGCAGAGCTACCTGCTAGACCCCTTTGCAAATGGCTGCCTGGGTGTTGCTGCATCAACAGAAGCAACGGGCGGCGCTTACATGGGCGGGCTAACGCCGGCTGGATTTATTGCCGCCTCCGGCAACTTCTCGGACACCAACTTGCAGCGCTACGGCAGCTATAACCCCGTAACGGGCAGCGTAACCCTGGGTGCTTTGGCTCCCGTCAACTGGATATAACCATGCAACGATTTGTGAATAACTGGCGTACAACGCTGGCCGCTGAGCTGTTGCCTGCCGGCGAGGAGCTGACAGTGCCTGAAGCCTGGGGTGCGCTGCTGGCGTTATCTGCGGGTGATTATTATGACCTCACCCTCGATCCCTTGGGAGATAACCCTGAAATTGTGCGCGTAACCGCCAATGTAGCAGGCGTTTTAACTGCCGATTCGCGCGGCAGGGAAGGAACGCCAGTTTCCGGATGGCCAGCCGGAACGGAGATCGCGTGTACTATTACTGCTGCATTCGTGCAGGCAATTCAGTCGAGCAACGCGGGCGACGTGAGCGAAGGGGATGGCGCCCCCAGCGAGCCGCCAGAAAACACCAACGCTAAATATTTAGACACCGGTAACGGTGATATCTATATGGCGGCATACATCCCGGCGTTTGAAGGCGCCCCTGAGCTAGATTGGCAGAAAGTATGGCCTCCAGAGGAGCCGGACACCTTTTCTCCATCGTTCAATATCATTGACGGTGGGAGTGTGACCAGCGCCCAGGTAACACTATCTTCGCTGCATAAAGATCTGCTTACATTTTTTGTAGCCACTGGCGGAGGCGATACCGATACGCACCTTTATATTCGCGGCACCACGTTCATCACAGTCACATCCGCTGCTGAGGTAGCCGTGCGCATGAGGGGAAGTAACCCAAGCTTGTTTATTAGCCAAGCAACGGGGTACTTCAGTGCAGGGGGGCAGGTGCAGGCGTTTGACCTTGAAAGTGGAATTGCTGAAGCAATTTTCACCCTGCCTGCTGGCGTCTACCCGCTGCGAATCGAGGCTCATATTATCATTCCTACCACGGGTACCTCTTACCCGAAATTGCAGGCTTGCGTTAACTCTGGATCTGCAACTGTACGCAGAGGTGTAACTGAGGTACTCGGCAATATTGAGTACGGCGGCGGCGGCGGCGGCGGCGGCCCGATCTCGCCTTCGGCAGTCTAAAACAATGATTAACTTGATAGGAGATCGCCGCCAATGCAGCCGGCCCGTCTAGACCTGCGCGTCGATAAAGGCGCCACTTTCCGTGCTGTGCTGCGCATCATGCAGCCCAGTCTGATTTATAAAGCCATCACCACCATAGCTGCCACGGCCCCGGTGCAACTCACGGTAGAGCACGGACTGCCGACGGACTGGCCGGTGTGGGTAGAGCAGGCCCAGCAGCTGCAAGCGCTCAACCGCGCACCGCTGCGTAACACGCCCCACATGGCCCGCGTGATTGATGCCGATACGCTTGAGATCAACACCATCAATGGGGCCGGCACTAATGCCAAAGGTGGCCAGCTCATCTACCAGGCGCCGCTTGACCTGACCGGCGCCACTGCTGTGTTGCAGTTGCTGGAAGGCGGTGCAGAGGTAGGCACGCTGCCAGTGACTGTGAACGCGGGTGGCTGGCTGGATGTGGAGCTGACCGCAGCAGAGACCGACGTGCTGGCGTGGGCAGAGCGCGAATATGTGCTGGATGTAACGCTCGTGAGTGGTGAGGTTCTGCGCGCCTATGCCGGTACGGTAGCCGTGGTAGTGGCCGGGGCAAGCGCAGGGCAGATGTCCAGCGGCTCGGCGATGGTGGGTGGTGATCGCGGCCCTACAGGCCCGGCGCCCACAAGCGCAACAGTCAACGAAGACGGCCACTTGATCATCACGCTTGAGAACGGCACCGAGATTGACGCCGGCGTGATTGATCGGCCTTGGGGCACCATTCAGGGTGACATCACCCAGCAGCTGGATCTGATGCAGCGGCTAGGGCTGAAGGTTGATAAAGATACCTTTGATACTTTTGTGCTCGCGGTGAATAACGCACTGGCTGATCGGTACAATAAATCCGAGTCTGATGGCCGGTACGACGCCAGCGGCGCGGCCAGTGCAGCAGTTGGTGGGCACGTTGCTACGCTGGACCCGCACACGCAATATCTGAATGAAGATAGGGCCGATGACCGCTATGTAGGCCTTGAGTCTGGCAAGGGGTTGAGCGCAAACGACTTCACCAACCAGGATAAGGCGAAGCTGGATGACCTGGAGAACTTCGATCCGTCAGGCATTAACGCGGAGCTGGAAATAAAAGT